CGAGGGACCGGACTACGACCCTCCCTACGACCCCATCATTGACGTCAAGTGCCGGGCCCTCGAGGCCTGGCTGTCCGACATCATCCTAAGCCACGGCAACCGTCCGTGGAGCATCGAACCCACACCGATACCAGACCTGCCCGAGGAGGTCACTCAGGTTGTCGAGACCATGGCCGAACAGCGGATGGCCGAGCAGGTCGCCCAGGAATACGAGCAGCAGGCCCAACAGGCCGCTCAGAACGGGCAACCCATACCACCGCCGCCCAGCGTCGACGACGTGCGAGCGCGAACCGAGCAGATCCTGCCCGAGATGAAGACGATGTTCGTCGCCGAGATGAAGCGCAGGGCTCGCGAGGCCTGTGACAAAATGACGGCGAAGATCGAGGACCAGCTGGCGGAAGGCGGCTGGCGACAGGCCATAAAGGAATTGCTCTACGATTTCTGCACGTATCCCGCCTGTTTTCTCAAGGGACCAATTCTCGTCAAGGAAGCCCGGCTAAAACAGCAGTTCAACGCGCAGACGCGGAAGTGGACAACCGCTGTAGTCGTCAAGAAGATCGACACGTGGAAGCGCGTGCCACCCGACAAAATCTATCCCGAACCGCATTCGACGAGCATCAATGGCGGCTATCTCATTGAACTCTCGGCGTACAAACGCAAGGATCTCTACAATAGCATCGGCATCGAAGGCTATAGCGAGACGTCGATCCGCGAAGTGCTGCGCGAGCACAAAAACGGCGGCCTCAAGATATGGACCCTCAATGAAAACGAAAAGGCGAGAATCGAGAAGAAATCCGAGTACATCGTCGGCAATGACATCGACGTCATCATCTTCTGGGGGCCGATATCAGGGCAGTTGCTCATCGACTGGGGCATTAATGAAAACGCGGAGATCGTAGCCGACGCCGAACGCGAATACGAGGCCTGTGTGGAGTTGATCGGCACCACGGTCATTATGGCCCGCCTGAATCCCGACCCGCTCGGCCAGAAGCCCTACTACAAGACCAGCCTTATCGAAGACCCGGACCGCTTCTGGAACAAGGCTGTCCCGGACATCCTCAAGGACATCTCGGCGCTCTGCGGTGCCGTCCTGCGGGCGTGTGGCGTCAACGCGGCGTTCGCCGCTGGACCGATGGTGGACATCAACGTCGAACGCATGAAGGACCAGAACGACACGTCGGTCTACCCGCGGCGCAAGTTTCTGTCCACAAACAAGCAGATGTCGGAGTCGAAGGCCGTCAACTTCTACCAGCCGCAACTCCTGACGACGCAGCTCTCCAGTTTCCTCGAATTCTGCCATACGCTCGCCGATGAATGGGTCAACGTGCCGAGAATAACTCACGGCGGCGATACCTCCGGGAGTGGAGTGACGAGCACGGCGAGCGGTACCAGCATGTTCATCACGCAGTCCAGCCGGGGCGTCAAGGCGAGCGCGAAGAACGTGGACGGCGTTATCGAGGGCAGCGTGACCAAGCAGTATCAGGTAAACCTGTGGGAAGACGAGAAGAATGAATTCGGCGGGCCCTATCTGGACGCTAAGATCGTCGCGCGTGGATCGTCGAGCCTCATGGCCAAGGAACAACAGGCCGTCCGCCGTCAGGAATTCACCACCCAGTTATTGCCGGAAGAGAAACAATTGCTCGGCATGGAAGGCCTGAAGGGCATTCTACAGGAAAAGCTCAAAGCGCTGGAAATGGATGTTGATAAACTCTTGCCGGACGACCGCAATCTCATCCAGGACATGACGGGCATGAAGATACCCGGCGGACAGCCACAGCTCCCCAGCCCCCAGGGCAAACCGGAGGCCTTGTCGGCAGCCGGCGACATGAGTGGAGGCCGCGATTTCTCACTCTTTCAGCCGGGGGCACAGGCAGGAGTACAGGCATGATAGCCCCGGATAAAGACGTCATCATGGCCGTCTTCAGGCTTAAATCAGATCCCGGCTTTCAGCGCGTCGTCAAGTGGATGCAGGATAGTCTGACTAAGCAGAGCATAGACAACAACGGCGAGCGAGACGATGTTTTGTATCGTCAGATGCAGGGCAGAAACCTCGAGATCGAAGACCAGTTGAACTACATACGAGACGCCGAGAAGACGCTTGAAAGCCTAAAAGAACCGCAAAAAGATAAACCAGCGTATAAGGGAGGGGCATTCTCATGATATTCCATGGACAGCAGGCACTCGACGTAGCGCAGGGCATCGATCGTAACGGCCTCAGCCAGGTGCTTCTCGTCGGCAGAAACGCCGATATTGACACGGGCGCCGAGGACATCTGGGACGCTGGCGGAACGCTCACCCAATTCGCGGCGGCCGCAGCCGTCCACGTGTCGAGCTCGAACAACGCCGACGACAAGACGTTGACGATCAACGGCCTTGACGCCAACGGCAACCCGCAGACGAAGACCGTGGTGCTCGTCGGCCAAACGGAGACCACCGTGGCGGGGACCTGGACGGCCATCTTCTCGGCCAGCCTGAGTGCGGCCTGCGCTGGCGATGTCTATGTCTACGAGGATGACACGGTGGTCGCAGGTGTGCCGCAGACGGCGGCGAAGTTCAAGGCCAAGATTTTGGCGACGGCAACTAAGACGTTCATGGCCGTCTATATGATTCCCACGGGATATGCAGGATTTCTCGCCGAGTACGGCGGCAGCCATGCGGGCATCGAGCTCTGGAAGATCGCCGCACTCGGCGGCAGCCTGGAATGGGCGGAGAACCTCAACGGCTACCGGCAGGTACCCGTCTATTTGCCCGCCGGCACGTTCATCAAACTCAGGTATACGGCGGCTGCCGACAACCAGGACGTGCGGGCGTCCGCAGTCATCATCCTGAGAAAGGCATCGTGATGACCGCAGAAGATCAGAAACGGGAGGCGATGCACGACGTCGACGAGTTTTTCGCGTACCTCGCCTCGAACCCCGAGAAATCGTGTACGCTCAGGCTCGTCGGCGGCAAGGGCAAACTACTGGGGTCCGGGCTGGAACTCAACAAGCCCGCAGGCAGGGGATTGAATTTCACAGAAGAATAAACCAGACTTCAGGCAGACAGGTAGATACGCAGCGAAAGGAGACAGACATGATTATCAAGGCGATGACGGAAAGCGGATGGCTGTATATCGGCGGCGTTAAGTCGCTGGATTTCAACAAGGATGTATCGGTAAGGGATTACGGAATACAGGGGATAGCGAATAACGACTGGCATGAAATCGTCGGTCAGGTGCCGTCAAATTCACCAGTCAAGCCAGCGGTGAAGCAGATCGTCGGTACGCGCGAGAACGGCAGCCTGTTTGTCTTAAAGTTCGACGGCCCCGCGTACCTGATGAGCGATGACGGCAAGACAATAGAGAAGTTTTAACCTCAGCCCTGTCTGTCTGAATATTTACTGGAATATTTTACGCGGTCTTTGACAACTGAATAAGCAAGTACGGCACTCAGAACACACTGACCCGTTATCAGGCGCTCCCCAGGGAAGCCGTCACGATAACGGGTTTTTCTTTTATACGGCCCAGACCGAACCCCGGGATCACCCGGCTCGGCAGCGGTCAACGCATTACCGCAGAACCCCGGATCACCCGGCTCTGCGAAGGCGAACCCCGGGAAACCGGCTCGCAAAGTGAAGGAGAACACCATGGAACAGGTACCAGCGAACGTGAAAGCGCAGAAGGATGCAGCGGACAAACTTCTCGAAGACCTCGAGAATCGCGGCGCAGCGACCCCCCCGGGACCCCCGGCAATACCGGCTCCCGCGGCTCAAGCGCCTGCCGCAGAACCCCCGAAGCCTGGCGAAGGAACCCCGCCGCTGTATCCGGCGGCTCCCCAGCCCGTTCCTGTCGTGGATGACCCGGTAGAACTGAAGCGGCAACTTTCAGAGGTGATGGCAGCGCTCGACGCACTGCAGGCCGAGTTTGCCCGTGTCCAGCACCACGAATCGGTGCTGGAAGGCAAGCTCAAGACGGAGGGCCCGCAGTTCGCCCAGCAGATCAGGGACCAGAAAGCGGAACTCGACAAGCTCAAGGCGGAAATCGAAGTCCTGCGATCCAAGGCTCCCGCGGCGGATGCGGCTAAATCCGATGAGCCCCTTACCGATCTCGATAAGCAGCTCATGGATGAACTCGCGCTCGAGGAACCCGCCTATCGGCTATTCGTGCAGCGCTTCGGCCAACCAAAAGCAGAGGCTCGGCAGGCCGCACCACCGGCAGCCGAACCCCAGCCAGCGGTAGTGGAACCCCAGGCTCCTCCAGCACAGCCAACCCTTAGCCCGGCCAGAGCGGCATTCAATACGCTCATGGACGTCAAGGCAAAAGGATGGCAGGAAGCCCGGAAGGATCCCCGGTTCGCGGATTTTGTGCACGGTACCGCCGAGGCAACGTCGGGGCGGTCGTTGATCGACATCCTCGCCGAAGCCGATACGGCCCTCAACTCTGACATCGTGGCGAAGATCTACCAGGAATACTTCAAGACAGTGGCACCTGCTCCCGCAGAGCCGACAAAACCCAGCCGGGAAACAGCACCGACCTCTAAGAAGGCCGGCAGCGATGAGCCCGGAGAAACGGAAGTCTGGACTGTAGAGCGGATTGCGCAATTCGAGAAGGACGTCGCGACGGGGAAGATCAGGATGGGCAGTGAGGAGTACAAAACCCTCAAGACCTCTCGTGATAAAGCCCTGGATGGTGCGACATTCGGCTCTCGATAACCTCGATCTCCTCCAGTCCATAGGAGGATATAACCAATGAAACGTTTCATGAAAAAACTCAACTGGGCGACCATCGCCCTGCTGCTTGTCCTCACCGCGCTCGGCATTACGCCGCTCGTCGGCGTGGGCATGCTGATTGCCGGTACGATCGGCCAGGCCGCGGGTTATCCGAACTATACGGCCGATGACGTCAATAAGCTGATCCCGATTCTCTTCAGCGGGACCGCACGGGAAAACCTGTACGCGCGTACGTGCCTGTCGGACATCACGAACACCGACTTCACCGGCGAGATCAAGAACCTCGGCGACCGCGTGGAGATCCCCACCGATCCGCATGTCACCGTGTCGGATTACGTCAAGGGTCAGCTGCTCGACGTCGAATATCTGGAAAGCCCGGCGATCACGTACACCGTGGACTACGCGAAGTCTTTCAATTTCGCCGTCGACGACGTGGACCAGAAACAGTTCAAGATCAAGGACTGGGTGAGCCGCTACGGTGGGATTGCCGCCCGTGACGTCAAGCAGGCGATTGAAACGCACTTCCTGAGCCTTGTCTACGCGGACGCAGACAGCACCAATGCGGGCGCCACGGCGGGCGCGGATGCCGATATCAACCTCGGCGTCACCGGTACCCCGGTTTCCCTGTCGGCCACGAATGTTACCGATTACATCGCGGATTGCGCGCAGTGTCTGAGCGACAACAACGCTCCCGAGGAAGGCCGGTGGATGGTCATCCCGCAGTTCATGAAGACCCTGCTGATGAAGTCCGAATACAAGGACAACTCGGCGATGGGCGGCGATAAGTCGGCGATGCTCAAGGGTCGCTCGGCACTACTGCCCATTCACGGCTTCACGATCTACGACAGCAACCTTCTCACGAAGGACGCCGGGACCGCGAACTACCACATGATCTTCGGTCAGAAGATGGCAACGTCGTTTGTCAGCCAGTTCGTGAAGACCGAGAAGTACCGGCCGGAGCGCGCGTTCAGCGATGCCGTTAAGGGTCTGAACGTCTACGGCTTCAAGACGATCCAGGAGAAGGCTCTCGGCCACGGCGTCGTGAAGAAGGGCTAAGCCCTGACGGCATAGCCATTGGCGATAACATCTATCCGGTCCCCGGGAAGCCGGGGGCCGCACTTCAAGACAAGTACGGAGGAAATACCCATGTTGAAAAATATGAATAAATTGCAGCTCACCTTGGTCTGCTGCATGATCGCCCTGGCTGGCCTCGTCGGGCTTGGCGCGGTCTCCATTCCCGCCGGCCTGCTGTTGGGCTTCGCGGGAGCCGTGACGTTTGACCTCGCCACGAAGTCCGGTGTGGCGACGCTCGCCGGCCAGAACCGGCAGTTCGTCATCGAGGACTTTATTGACGTCCCCGACGGCGCGGTGTCTACGGATATCCTGCAGTCCCTGAACATTCCCGCGGGAACCTATGTGCGCAACGTGTTTGTCGAGATCATCGAGGCCTGCGTGGCAACCTCCATTACGGCTACGGTCGGCGATGGCGCGGGCGCAAATAGCTGGGACGCCTCGACGAACCTTGCCGCTGTGGCCGGAACGATCACGGGCGGCGCAGGCGGTACCGACACCTATGTCACCACGGGTAAACTCTATACGGCTGCCGACACCATCGATCTCGTGGTCACCGTGAACACGATGACGGCGGGCGGCAGGTACAAGATCACCGCAGACTGTCTGCGCGTGAAGGCATAGTACGCCGTAGGGCGTAGCTCGTATCCATTAACCACCCACACGGCGGGCTTCGGCCCGCCGGATCTCGACGTCTGAGTACAGGAGGAAGACAATGAAGGATTTTAAAAGGTTGAAGGTCGGCGACATGATCAGGGAGGGCGCGATCAAACAAGGCGATGCCACCGTTATCGTCCTCGAAAAGGATGCAAGCGGGAATGCACTGCTTGTCACGTGTACGACCATCCCGAACGCCAAGGCCGGATATTCCATCGGCTGCCGTCTGGTCAAAAGAGATGCGGATACCGGACAGTGCGCCAACTGGGCCAACCACGGCACGGCAACGTCGTGCGCGTTTCGACCCGTCGGTCCGGTCATCGGCTACGGCATTCACCGCGCTGGCGGACCCGTGACGAGCGCCGGAGGTGATGCCACAGAGGTTATCACGGCATTCGATATCATCGAGTCAGACATTTCCCTTGTCGAGCACGCCGTTACGGATGACACCGATACGATTGCCGCGCAGATAGCCTCGGATGGTCTCATTACCATCACGGGCACAGCAGACCCGAGCACGGCGCATGCCTACCACTATGCGCTGCTCAGGAATGGCTGTCTGCCGAACTTCGATATCGTGGCAGCCGGACGCCATACGACTGTCGGCGGCCAGGCCGCGGAGGCGATCACGGTGTCTGGAGTCCTGGCGACAGACGTAGCGTTTGCCTCGTACTCCACGACCAACGACACCGACGTCATCGCGAAAGTAGTTTGCACGGCCAATACGGTGACGGTCACGGGTTCCGCTGATCCGGGCGTTGCCCACGCCATCGACTACGTGGTGCTCAGACCGCGTGGCAGTTTCAAGCCGTCACATTATATCTTCGCCGCCAAAGTCCATACGACTCTCGGCGGAGCCGCTGCCGAAGCAATCACGGTGACCGGCGCCCTGACTACAGACCTGGCAATCGTCGTCTATGCGGGCACGAATGACACCGACACCATCGTCAAGTCGGTGCTCACCGCAGGGGTCCTGACCGTCACGATGTCCGCCGATCCGTCGACGGCACACAAACTGGCGTATATGATTCTCAGGGCGTATTAGTTTCAATAACTCTGGGGCCGGTCTTCACTCCGGCCCTGCTTTTCAAACCTCAGACAAGGAGATCTACCCATGGCAGAAAAAATTCTGAAATATCTGATCCAGAAGTTGCCGACCAAGGGGATAGGTATCATCTATCTCTGGACGGCCGCACTCGCCAAACGCGCCGATATGCACCCCTATGAAGGCGCGCTGCCGAAGACCATGAGAATAAATCTCAGCGAACTCAACAGCCTTACGTCTGTCAGGTCCTCCGCGGATCCCAGTACGGCGCTCCCCGAAGAACCCGCTATCGGCGGACCCGGCGCCATCGTGGCAGTTGTAGACGCAGATGCTGGCGAAGCCGGAGGAGTCGTAGTTATTGACACCGACGAAAAGCCGCTCAGCCTGATCCCCGAGCTCGGCGCTGAGGAAAAGCACGCCAAACTCGTCAAGATCATGGCCGCCATGGACGCCGGCAACGACGAGCACTTCGATGCAGCCGGTATGCCGCGCATCGACTTCCTCATCATGGCCTTGGACGGAGCCGACGTGTCGTCTGCCGAGCGCGACGCGGCATTTGCGGAACTCGGCAAGTCTCCGGTACCAGCCGCCGAAGGCACCTCAGTTGTTGCCGAGCAGCCTTTGACGCCAGGCCAGCGCATCGACAAGATACTCTCCGCAATGGACGAGCTCAAGACTGCCGACTTCACCGATAAGCATATCCCCAAGGTGTCGGCGCTGTCAAAGGTCTGCGGGTTTGACGTGGACGGTGGCGAGCGCACGACAGCATTTGAGGCCTTTATGAAGGCCAATCCCGGATGGCAGCCCTCGGATTTCAAGGAGGAATAGACGCCAGTGAGAAAGCGCCAGCCGACACGAGCACAGATGAAGGCGGCGCGTGCCTACAATATTCCCAGAGATCAGGCGTGTACGGTAAACGTCGACAAGTGCAGACGATATTTCGCATGGCTCCGGCATCCACT